GTCTGCGCCAGGGAAATCCATGTTTCTAAAAATCAGGTCGCCAGCGGTCTGCATCAAAGCAGGGTCTGCGCCCAACAGTTGCATCATGGAATCCACAGCTTCTTGACGCTTGGAGTTGTAGCCTGGGCCTGTTTCCATCACTACATCGTATTGACCGACTGCAATGTTGTTTTTCAAGATATTGCCGATTGCGTCTTGTTCATTTATGGTCACCAGCTCTGGCTTGCCATCCTCACCAATAATTCGCAAAACACGCTGTGTGTCGTAAATCTTAGGAATTAGGTCAAGAATAATTCGACCAATTTGGGCAATAGAGCGCGTCAGGTTGTCGTAATAGTCAAAGTTAGTTAGATCGACCTGTTGCTGTTGACCATTCAGAGCCTTGCCAGAAATATTGCCTTGCTTTAGCTGTGCAGGGTCAAATATGCCCATCATTACTTTAATGTCTTCGTTTACACCAGCGGCAGCAGCCATAACGCCAGCAGGTGGTGGCTCAGGCTGCAAACGGGTTGGTACAGGCGCAGGACGTCCATCAATGTCCGATTGCTTGTAACGCAGCAGCGGGAACGACTTAATGTTTGCTTGCGCCCAATCGTTCTCATGGCCCTCGTCTTGGCCTTCTGCCATCAGCCATTTTGCCTTTGGAGCCAGAGCCACCGATTCGGTGATTGAGGTCTGCCAGAAGTTATACATGCGCTGTGGGTCTTTAGCGTAGCGCACCATGCCAAACTTGTGGCGCTTGTCAGAAATGACGATGTGACGCCCGTAAATCGGCACGATTGGGATATATTTAGAAGGCCAGATACCCTCTTCAATCACTTCAACGCCTGTAAGTTTGCAGTATTTGATGGTCTTTTTGTAGCTGCTCCGCTTGTCAACCACCGTAATGCCAGCCACTTGGAGGCGATTAAAGAAGTCTTTGTCGTCAGCAAAAGTTGAAGTTCCATCGCTCAATAAGTAAAGCGTAGCCTTTTCACGGACTGTGTAATAAAACTCAGCAAGGCGAATGTCTTCTTTGGTAATCCATTCAGATTGGCTGTCTCCTGTACCGCGCTGAGTAAAAGAAGTCCCGCCATCATCGGCTTGTGGGTACATCTTGCGAAACTCGGCCTTGGGCATCATGGTCGTGACCAAGCAACGCTCGGCATCCGAACCATCAGGCGCAATTGAATTAGGGTCTAAATAGACTGTAAACGGGTTGTCCACAGGGTCGATGTAGATTTCCTGATCAAAGCTGTCTGGGCTGACGTAATCAGTCCGAACCCGCATAAAGCCCCAACCCATGCGCACAGCGTAATCAAACCCATTGTCGTAAGCATAGTCAGCGTTGGAATTGACCTCAACATGGCGAATCAAACCCTGAATAATCTCGGCTTCTACCATCTGTTCATGCGTGTTTGTCGCGTGAACTTTGATTCGTGGGCGCTGCTGGCGCTGTTGGTTTGATACCTGGCGGCAGTAACCATCAAGTTTATTAATGGTAATAACAGGGCGGGATTCAAGGTTGCGGCTGTTTTGAAGCTCAACGGGCCATTGATCGCCACCGACAAACTTTAAGTCTTCAAGCGCTTCCTGCCGATTCATCGTGTCGGCGTCATTGCAGAACTTGAGAAACTCTTTAGCTTCGTCAATGCGTGGGTCGTAATCGTTTTCTTTAGCCATTTTCAGCCCATCCATCCGTATGCTTGAGCATAGCCCTGCGGCTGTTGCTTGCGTCTTGCCTTGGGTTCATTAACCATTAATCCGATATATCTGAAAGCATCCGCACCATGTGAATATTGGTCGTGCAATGGCATCCTACCAAATTGGCCTGTTTCAGGGTCTACCTCATAACGGTAATGTCGTAAGCATTGTAAGCCATCATGACAGTTTTCCCTATCAAACCAGCAATTCCTGAATGTTGTCCTGGCTGCGTTGATTGAGTCCAAGATCGGTGTGCGTTCAATGACACGAGTTTTATATCCTGCTGCCCTGACAATTTCCTCAATGCTTTTGCCGTTGGACGCCAGCGTTTTGTTTTGGGCATCGTGCGGCAACCATAAGGTGTCATAGATGTAGCCGTAGGTCTGCATGGTCGCCAGATAGTGGCTAATCGTCTGCTGGCTGTCCTCAATGTAGCGAATCAGGCGCGTTTCCATGCCTATAAACTGCACAAACCAGATGGCCGTACTGTCTGCCCAACCTAAGTCAAACACAGCGTGAACGGGCTTCATAGGGTCGTAGGTGACCTTTGTGATGCGTCCATCAAGCTCTGCCAATTGCATTTCCTTGGCAAAGATAGCCCCGTCTACGGTCTGGCGGCATAAACCCTCCCAAACCACGTTATAGGCTTGCGGGTCACGCGACTTGAGTGCGTCTTTTTCTAGCCGCAGCGTCTCAGGAAACCAAGGGTTGTCGTGCCAATTGATTTTGACTACCTTGCAGTCATCAGGTGGGCTTGCCACAAAACGCTGGTAGGTTTCGTCAGTCTCTAGCTCTGGGTTAAACGTCACCCAGATTTCTGAGGCTTCTTTACGAATGGTAGGAATAAGCACGTTCCAAGACGTTCGGCTTACTGTCTGTGCTTCTTCAACCCAACAAATGTCCACGCCTTCATAAGACTTGACGTTTGCCACGTTGTTTTTCAAGCCAACAAAGCTAAATTCCGACCCATTCTTGCCCCTAATGCTGTTCTGGGTTATTTCGTAGAAGCTAATTAGGCCAAGGGAAATGATCTGGTCGCACAACAGCTTGTGAACCGAATCTTTCATTGACGTCATAAACTCACGCGCACAAAGGATGCGTAGCGGCTCTTTTGCACCTTTGATTAATAATGCCCTGGCAACACCCCAAGATTTAGCCCCGCCCCTGCCACCATACAGAACTTTGTAGCGCGACTTCTCAAACAAGCATTGCAGCTTGATCGGGAATTCAGCATTAGCTATGGCTGGGGTCATTCAGGCTTTACAAAGGTCACTTGGATGCCAGACAGCAACGGCGCACCATCAGCACCTGTAATCTCTGTCTTTGTGCTTTCCCGATACTTCTTAGGGAATCGAGCTGCCATTGAACGTGACCACAAAGAAGAGTTTAGTTTGTCGCTTTCCTTGTTCTCAACCATGTAAGCGGCTGCTTGTTCTTCCCACCAGGCTTGCTCATAAGTCTTCGCATCTTCCAAGGCTTGCGAAAATTCTTCATGACGATCACGCCATTCGTACAAAGTTCTTACAGGCGTATTTAAATGATAGCAAATTTGCTCAATAGATTTACCGACACGCCCTAATGCTATGACTTGCTCACAGTAAGCAGGGTCATAGGTTGATGGTCTACCAACAGGGCGCTTTTCGGTTGTCATTTCTTCGAGGTCTTAGCCGATTCTTTAAAAGCCTTGGCAGTCGGCGCACCCTTAGAATTTGGTGTTCTCATCTTTTCCACAGGTTTACCCTCTGCTTTTTCGCGCTTGATGCGTTCTTGCTTGGCATGGATGTTGGCGTATAGTCCTAGTTTCATTAGCAATTCCAGTTCTTGAGTGAGGCTTTAGCCCGTTCCGCTGGGCCTTTGGCGTTCTTTACCACCCCTTCCATTCGGGCACAAAAGCTGGCTTTGCGGCCTTCGTCCTTCTTGGTCTTTGGGTTTGGCGCTGGCGGCTTTAAATGGCTGCCGTTCTTGGCGTTGTACTCAGCACGACCTTTGGCGGTCATTCCTGCGCCTTTTTCCGTTGGGTTGTAGGTCTTGCCCTTACCCGTTGTCTTGTGCTCAATTGGCTTGTCGTGCTTTTTCATTTTTTCTTAGCTTTAGCTTTTTCAGCTTCACGCTTTTCAGAATAAGCAATTGCTACGGCCTGTTTGACAGGTTTCCCTGCCTTAACTTCGGCCTTGATGTTTTCTTTAAACGCTTTCGGGCTGGCTGACTTCTTCAGAGGCATCTTTGTTCTCCAATTTAGTGAGTGACCACTTGCATTGCTCCAATGCGCCGTTGATCATGTGGATTTGCATTTCCAACTGGCGACCTTGAGTCATCAGTTCTTCCATGCGGGCTTTGATTTGATCTTCAGTCATTCTATTTCCTCTACAAAACAAATATCTTGCCAGCTCATCTTAAGGTGGCGCTCGTCATTCAGAATCAGCGGCTCAAACTTCAAATATTCGTCTTTGTAGTCTTTTGCCAATGTTCCGAAATATACCTTGTCGCCCACGTTTACGCCCATGTCCAAGGCGTCTGGCCCTGCGGCTACTACATATCCAACCGAATCAACCTCGGCGGTCTGGATGTAAAGCTCTGACTTAATCCGTGGGACGGGCTTAACAATGATCTTGTCGCGCAATGGCTTAATCATTTGCAACCTCACGCTTGGTGTATTTGCGTTTAACAGGCAAAAAATCCCCCACCGTAGTGGGAGCAACTTCGGCAACTGCTTTACCAAAGAACTCACCGCATACCTCGTTTGGGCTGCGGTTCTGATAGACAGGATACCTGCGGCACATTCCTACGTTTTGCATAACGTCTAAAAAGTGCTTGCAGACCCTACAATTCTCAACAACCATGACAAATCTCCTTATTTGTTTTGGCTAGAGGCCCATTCAGTCCTGCTCGACTGTTTGGGCTTCGTTATTTAACGGTAGTGCGAACGGTCGTGTTCGTAGCAAATGCCAGCGGTGCGACCAGTATCAAACAGCTTGTTTGCACCAGTTTTGTCTTCTTTGCCCATAGCCACGCCGCCCTTACGCATTCCCATGCGTTCGCCGCTAGTGTCCGAAGACAACACGCCTTTAGGCATTTTTTCGCCGGACATGCCAGACTTAAAAACTTCTTTATCCATTTTACCCATGATGTTTCCTTGCAAGGTTATCGTTTGGTGACTTTACGCCCTCAATGGCATAATTGTCAAACACATTATAGGAGTTTTTCCAATGGCTACAAATTTTACCGTAACTCGCGCAAAGCCCTCGCACTCCGAGGCCAAAGAATACATCTTTGAACGTGAGTACAAAAAAGAAGCACGCAAAGTTGCTGAGATTGAGAAAGAGCTTAAGAAGCACGAAAAGACCGACATGGCCCACGCTCACCCCATGCACCGCAGCCACGAAGCTAATCAAAAGTCAGCCCCCCTGCCCAACATGCGAAAGTTCTGAAGGCCAAAGCCCCTGTTCTAACAGGCGGTTGATTGTTCTTTGATGCGCCATATCCCAAAGGTATCGGCGCTGTTGTTTGTTTAGCCTAGTTCCGCTGTCCAGCTCTGCGTGGCAGGTCTGACAGAGTGCCGCTGTGTATTCGTCGCTGGCCTTGATTCCCCTGCCTTTGCCGTGTTCAGCCCAGTTTGAGTGTGCCGCTTGGGTCTGGCCTTCGATGTAGCAATTCTGGCAGGGCAGGTCTGCCACGTTTATCAGGTGCTTTTTGCTCCTGAAATAGTTAAATTTTGGTATCACGGCTTTTTTTCCAATCGCGCTTCAACTTTGGTTCTGTTATCACGATTTCTTGCGTCTTGAAAGTGTGTTCGTTAAAGCACTCTCTTGTACGCATGCCGTCTTTTGTGTGTTTTACGTCTGTTGCAGCCGCACATTTAGGACATTTCATTGATTGTTACTCCGTTTTCTGCTGACCAAGCTAGTAAGAATTCTACAAACTCGCTGGCCTGTTCTTTTGTGAATTTGCGGGTCTGCATCCCTAACTGGACAATTCCGTCACCAGAAAGGTTAGGAATGACTTTTCCCGCGGTCAATCCTTTTTCTTTGCAATATTCCTGAACTAAAAGCCTTTTCCAATCTTCCGCGTCCCATTTCGCACCCAGGTGCTGCGCTTGTTTAGCAATGTCGCCAATGATGGCGTGAAACTTCTCGTTTTGTGGGTCTGTTCGTTTAGCTGGTTTGATCTCAAGCGTAAGCTGTCTGCCAGCGTTTAACGCATTTTTAATCTTGGGCCAAAGACTACGCATCAAGGCTAAAGCCTGGGCTTCGTTGTCAAGGTCGTATTTCACCGATTGCTCCCAACATTCTTAAAGCCGCTTCAGGGCTGTCAATCCTTGCCAACGTACCTCCGGCCCAACTTTCAAAAAAGTCTGCCTGTAGGCCCGTTAAACGCTTCTGAGGGCCATTTTTAACCTCAACCAGAAACGTGTGGCCTTTGTAACCCACCAAAAGGTCAACAGGTAGGCCAATAATCCAAACGTAAGCGCCAGCATCCCGCAGCGCTTGGACTATGGCTTTTTGGTTTTCGTCAACCCTCGCTGCGTGTCGCATCTTGTGCTTTCTGCCATTCAACGCCCATATCAAATGCGTTTGACATTGCTTGAATTGTGTTTTCGTTTACGCCTACGCTTCTCAGCAGGGCAATTAGTTCTTCTTTGCTCACAATAACTCCTTTACCCGTTCACGGATTTTTTCAGTAATTCCAACCCAAAGACCTGATTCATCTTCCTCAAGTTCTTTGGCTCTCTGTTTTGCATAAGGAACCCATCCTGCTTGCAGCACCATCTGGGCTAAATGTTCCACTTGTCTGTCGTAGGCTTGGGCAAAATCCATCTAAGTCACCTGTTAGTTCAAGAGCTTTGTTAATGATGTTGACATGGTACTGAGCGCCTTCGCGTACCTCATCAAGCAGGTTGTGGGCTTCAAAGTAGTTCACTTAAGATTCTCCAAGCTGTTGCGGCGCACAATGGGACTTGTCCATTTCCAATGGCTTTAAGTCTGTCCACTCTAGCGGCCACCCCATCAGCCACTCGACCCACGTTGGGTTCAATTTCCCACCACCTACTGACGCTGCCGTAGCTTCTGGCAAATTCGGATTGAATCCCCTTGCTGCGGCTTTGCTCATGGCTTCCGCACTTGTTGCTCCCTTGAAGTCCGATGCTCGAGGCGTAGGCCAATTGACTTGCGCTGTCAGCGTTGGCGTGTTCCTGTTGTGTTCGCTTGGCGCATTGGTTTCTTTCGCCATGTGTGCTGTTGGCGTAGGCCATTTCGCTTGAATCTCTGGGTTCGCCAAACTGTAGTTGATTGCTCCCTTGGCTTTCCAAGATGCGCTCGTTGGTTTGCTCTTGTGATCTCCAGCGCAAGGGGTTGGTAGCCTTTCCGACAATCCAGATTCTGTCCCTCTGATGGTTTGCTCCAACGTCCGCTGCTCCCAGCACTCCCCATCGCGCATCAAACCCCATTGAGGCCAAGTCTCCGAGAACTCGTCCAAGTCCCCTAGAAGTGAGCATTGGTGAGTTTTCCACGAACACAAATCTAGGTCGTACTTCGTGAATGATGCGCGCCATTTCTCCCCACATTCCGCTTCGTTCCCCGTCAATTCCTGAACCTTTTCCTGCGGCTGATATGTCCTGGCAAGGAAAACCGCCCGACACAACTTCAACAATTCCTCTCCACGGCTTTCCGTCAAAGGTTTGTACGTCATCCCAAATCGGGAAAGGCGGGAGAAG